TATCGTAGAGGATGTCAACTATTTTAGTTGTACAGGCGTTAAACATGTAGAGATATGGAATCTACCTAGTGAAGACGTTGATTGGAAGTTGTATGAGAATACGTTTGACTTTTACTTTACATCACCTCCTTACTTTGAAACTGAAAAGTATGCAGAGACAACTAGCAAGGTAGATCAACAATCTTGGAAGCGTTATCCTGATTACCAATCGTGGAAGAATGATTTCTTCTTTAAGGTAAATCGAATGGTATGGGATACATTACGAGAAAATGCATATATGATGATTAATATTATCCCACCTTTGCGAGTTCGTGCTAAAACAAATCTATGTGATGAAATGGTTGATGACATACTAACTTACCCCAACGCTAACTATTTGGGTAAGATTGGTATGCGATTACAAGCAAGACCGCATCGAATCAAGACTGGTGGCAAGAATGGAATCTTTATAGAACCTATATGGGTTTTTAGAAAAAACAACTCAACTTACCCAAAATCTATTAGTTTTACTGATTTCTTTAAATAAGGACTTGACTTTTAATCCAAGACTAAATATAGTTATGAACATGACAGAAACACAAAAACAAAAAATCGTATACGGTCTACTATTTGCACCAATAGCAGCCTTCGTGCTACATAGATTAGCACTAGAAGCATGGTGCATTATATATGGACTCATTTATTAAGGAGATATCCATGAAGAAGATTATTGGTAGTTTAATTATCGCTGTGTTAGCAACAATGGCTACTCCGGCAATTGCAGGTGGTCGCCATGATTATCGTTGGGGTGTTGATAGCAATCGCCACAGCCCATATCATCACGTAAATCGTCACCATCATCACAGACACGGTACTGTGATTATTCATCGTGATAACTGGGTAGGACCTTTGATCGGTGGTGTAATTCTAGGTGCAGTTATTGCCGATGCTAAGGATAGAGATAGAGAAGAAAGAGTTGTTATCGAACGAACCCAGCCAGTTCAAGTTTGTACTGATTGGAAAGAAGTAATGACTGATGATGGAAGAATCTACAAAGAGCGTATTTGTCGGTAATTAATGAAATATCAAGTTTTTGAATTTTGGTACACGTTAGATAAAGTTCAACCACAGTTAGATGCACTTTATTCTGATAGTTTTGATAAAGTTATATTGTATGGTCCACATGAATGGACATATTGGGAATGCAATTATTGGAATGAACTAATTAAAGCCTGTCAAGAAAATAATCATAAACTTACTATCATTACTAGTACTAAAAAATATTTCACTGACGAAGAACCTAAGTTAGATATTGACCATGAAATTATTAATTGGCCAACTCACTATTTTTCTAGAACATATATACATTTAGAATCATTAAAAAACGCTATACCTAATGTTGATAATTATCAACATCATTTTGTTAGCATGAACTATAGACCTAGAAAAAGTCGCTGTTTATTAATGGATCTAATTGCAAAACATAAATTATTACATTTTAATGCTATTTCATGGCACAACCCTAATATTGAATATGAATGGAAATATTGGAAGCCTAGATTGATGCAGTTATCAGATATTTCTTTTACGCAGTCACGTAACTATAACGTATTGCCAAAAGAATATTATAACTCTTTTGCACAACTGATAAGCGAGACTAGAACAGATACATTATCTGTCTCTGAAAAAACTGCTACTGCTATTTTTATGGAGAAACCATTTTTAGTAGCATCATGTAGTCACTTTCACAAATATCTTGACGAGTTAGGATTTTTGCGCTATGATGAGATTTTCGATTACACATTTGATACAGTAGAAAATACTGAAACTAGATTTGATTTATTAGTTGAAAATTTTAAGAACTTGTCTAAAGTACCGTTAAAAGATTTACCTAAACTAAGAGAAACAATACAAGACAAACTTAGATATAACAAACAAAGGGCACAAGATATAGTATTTGACTATGATTTGTATCCCGAGGTAATAAAAGAACTAATTGATGTTTACAAAACAGAAGGTGTTATTTTGAATAAAATTTTAGTTAATATGTATGAAAATACATTTGAAACTAAATAAGAGTTATGACAGTATGAAGTAGACTGAAAAGGATTCAAGACGCGGGGGCAGTGCCCGCCATCTCCACCATAGACACATTGTTTAGTTATGGGATTTGCGTATGCGAGTCGGCAGTGTGTCTATGATGGGGATGACACAGGATCGATTGGGTCAAGAGTAAAGAAATGGACTGTTCGGCAATGTAGAAGCCGTTAGGATTGGGGAAACCCGGTCGAAGAAGCACAAAAAAGTAACTGCAAATGACAATTACTACACTGAGGAACTACGCCTAGCGGCGTGAGTCTCACGAGGCTGACTACCTTGTAACCAAACAGTTAGGAAAAGGCTCTTCGGAGCCTTTTCTTTTGGTTTCATAAACTAAATACAATAATGAAAACGTATCGTTCCATCTTTATTTCAGACGTTCATCTTGGTACCAAAGACAGCCAAGCAGGAAAACTTAACAACTTTTTGAAACATAACAGTTGTAATACATTGTACTTGGTCGGAGATATTATTGATGGATGGAAGATACAACAAAACAAATGGCGCTGGAAACAAAGTCATACTAACGTAGTTCGTAGAGTATTAGGTCACGCTAAACGAGGTACTAGAGTAGTATATGTAGCAGGCAACCATGATGAATTTTTAAGAACAATGCTACCCTATAATTTTAATTTTGGGTTAATCGAAATTCATAACCAAATAGAACATGTCGGGGCGGATGGCAAACACTATCTAGTCATACATGGTGATTTGTTTGATGGCATCACACGACTAGCACCATGGATAGGATTTTTAGGAGACAAAGCATATGATATCATTTTATCGCTTAATAGCAGATTCAATTGGATCCGTCATCGTATGGGTTTTGGGTATTTTAGTATTAGTAAATATCTTAAACACAAAGTAAAAAAGGCAGTTGATTTTATCTTCCAGTTTGAATCAAATTTGGCAGCATATTGTAAAAAAAGAGACTACGATGGTGTGATATGTGGACACATACATCACGCTGAAATAAAAGAAATTAATGGTGTAATATATATGAATGACGGCGATTGGGTAGAAAGTTGTACAGCACTAGTAGAGCATCATGACGGCCGTTGGGAAATCGTAACTTGGACTAAGGAGAAAGATGATGAAAGTAAAGAAGATAGTAAAGAAAATGTATCAAGCAATATTGAACCATAATGAAGAGAAAGAAAAAAAGTTGTGGCTAAAGGCATTGAATAAGTCATTAAAGAACAAACACACTCAAGTTATTAGATAATGATGAAAGATAAAATAACCATTGTTGTTCCTTGCAAGAACGAAGAAAATTATATTCATCACTTACTAGAATCATTGCGTCAGCAAGACATTAGTGATACTAAAATTATCATCGCTGATTGTTCTACCGACAATACTAGACAAGTTATCAGAGATAATTGTGGTTCGTTGAACGTAGAAATCATAGACGGTGGTCCTGTTTCATTTGCAAAAAACAATGGTGCCCGACTGGTTACCACTCCTTACATCTTATTCATTGATGCTGATGTTCGGTTCTTTAAAAACACTGTTATTAAAGATGCAGTGAATGAAATTGTATCTAGTGATTTGGATCTTATCGGATTAAACATCAAGTGCTATGACAATGATATTAGAGCAATCATAGGCTTTTCTATCTTCAATGTAATAAATCACATATTGAAATATTTCTCTCCGTTTGCAGTTGGTGCATTTATGTTAACACGTAGAGACAGGTTTGAAGAATTGGGTGGATTCCCCGAAAAGACTGTAACATCCGAAGACTATTTTTTATCCAAAATGTACAGTCCAAAAAAGTTTAAAATTATCAATCATCACTTTGGTCAAGATTCTCGTAGGTTTAAGAAAATGGGATACTTTGGTATGGCCGCATATCTAATTAAAAACTTTATTAATCGCAACAACAAAGAATACTGGGACCGTTTAGACTCATCCAAATATTGGAACTAACCAGTTTTCAACTAAAATTGTGACCCGGATCACATCCTGTGTACGATATAACCTTGACAGTGGCACTACAAATGCTATATACTTGTTAAGTTATTTTTTATATAAGGAATATTATGACAACAACAATTACAATTAAAGACAAAGCAGTGAATGCTACATATCAAAACGTTACGGGTTTAACAGGTGGAGCAGGAGTTGACGCAGTTTTTGACGTAGTAAAAACAAACGGTGTTTACACAGCAAGTTTAGACAGTCTAGCCGCAAGTGCTGGTTCTGGATATGTTGCAGGTGACACTATCACTATTCTAGGTTCTGCACTAGGTGGCGTGAACGGCACAAACAACTTGATTCTAACTGTTGCAACAGTTGGTACTGCAGGTAAGATTGCTACGTTTGGTGCTGTTGGTACAGGTCGAGTTGGTGATGGCACTGTTGATGTTGCTGTTGATGTAACCGGCACTACCGGCATTGACACATACACACTAAATGGCGCAAGCACAGACTTCACAATTACTAAGACCGCAGACAAAATTACAGCCGCAAGCACAGTCGCAACCAATGTTACATTTACATTAGCAGACCACGAGCGTGTTGTATTTGATAACAAAGGTATCGCCTTTGATGCCGCAGGTCGTGCAGGTGACGTATATGCATTACTGGCTGCCGCATTAGGTACAAGTGATGTTACTAATTCATACAAAGGTATTGGTATCTATCTTGCTGACAATGGTTGGACTAACAAACAATTAGCAACAGCATTACTAGCCACTGATACTTACAAAACTGATGCAGGTGGAGTAAGCGATGAGACATTCATCAAGCACGTTTACAAAAACGTATTTGGTACAGATGCTACATTGACGCAAGTTACAGAATATACAACTTGGATGCACAACAGCAATCTAAGTCAAGCGGATGTTCTAATAGCCGCAAGTGAATTAGCCGCATTTGAAACTACAATCGGTTTAACTGGGTTAGCAACAACCGGTATCGAATATACCCCATTCGTAGCGTAATCAGTTTTACGCTATTCAAAAGGCTCTTAGGAGCCTTTTCCATTATAAATACTTTGATGAACCCTGACTACATTGAAATATTACCCGATTACAAAGTTGATTTATCTAAGTTATTAGAAGAATATAACATGGTAAAACATTTATTATCTGACCGCAAACGTCCAAATAGTTCGGTATTGATACAACGTGCATTGAATTTAGCAACTGGTCATCGTCCTACAGACACACTTGATTCATTGCCCTACACCGTTAATGTTGTAAAACATCTAATGGCCACACATAGTTTCAACACGGTATCATATAGATGCATTATGCCCGATACGTGCTATTCTTGGCACACTGATTTTAGCGAAATGTGCTTGCATATTCCGTTAATCACTAACGAAGGATGTAGATTTGTCTACGAAGATAAAGCATTTCACATGCCCGCAGATGGTTCCGTATATATAGTTAATAATGAAAAATCTCATTCTTTTATGAATGGTGGAACTGAACCCAGAGTACATATCACCTTAGAGAATTTTGGTTCAAGGCCAATGCGATAAATACTATATGGATATTAAAGAACTTCACTCATTTAAAATGTCAGATGCCGTGAAATTTCACGACAAATTGAACCCAAATCTATGGCGTAATAACCAATTAGATCCTGCGGTTAGAAAGCAATTGATTGTCATTGCTGAAGACTTTTTATCCAACATGGGCATCAGTGGCCTAGACGTAAAAGACATTACAGTATCCGGTTCTAGTGCGGCATATTCATATACCCCACATAGCGACTTAGACTTGCATATCCTTGTTGATATGACTAAGTTGCCAAATGACGAAGTTTACAGAGAGTTATTCACTGCTAAAAAGACAATATATAACGATAGTCATGATATCAAAGTGAAGGGTGTACCAGTAGAACTTTATGTGCAGGATTCTAATCAACCAATAGTTTCATTGGGCGAGTACAGTATTCTTAATGATAAGTGGCTTAAGATTCCTTCAAAGCGCAGAGCAAATCTTGACCAAAATGCAACTAAAGCAAAGTATGACAAGTTAGCAGGACTTGTTGATCTAGCACTTAAGTCACGTAATTTAGAACGAGTCAAAGACACTATCAAAACTATCAAGCGTTATCGCCAAGCAGGTTTAGATACGTTTGGTGAGTTTGGTCCTGAAAATCTTGCATATAAAGCAGTTAGAAGTCAGGGTGCAATCGATGCACTTTACAAGTTGCGTGATGAGTTACACGGTGAAGAACTTAGCATTGAAGAAATGTATTCAGGTCCCAAAATGAAATTTTTAAAGCCTGGCGAGTTGAAAGGTTCATATTCTGACTATGATTTACTACGCATGGGCTTTAAGAAATCACAAAATGGCTCATGGTATATTCCACAAACCAAGTGGGATAAACTTGTTAACGCACAACAAATCGGCGAAGAAGATTTAGCAGAACGTTATTCTAAAGAGTTTGAAGGCTATTCAGGAAATAATCCTGCTATAGGTAAACTTAAAGTACTAACCCCCAGAGATATTAGAGGCAAGTATACAGATGACCAACTTGTTGCTGTAGGATTTAAAAAAGAACCAAATGGTAATTTTACCATTCCTTTATTGAAGTGGAATAAACTACGATCAACAAAGAAGTTAGAAGACAGTGTTAGCGAAGATGAAACCATGCAATATGCCGCAGAAAAAATAGCGGCAACAAATCCATATGGTGGTATGAAAGATAGACAATATCGCGGATCAGTTTCAGAAGCATCAGGATACATTCCAAGCGAAAAAGAAAAGAATGATCCTCGCTGGAGCATGGCATTAACCAAAGACGTTCGTCCAAACGCAGTTAAAAAGAATGCTAAGGCATTTAGTTGGCTCACAAACAGAGCCGGTGTTCCTCCCCAAGCCAGACCGGATGGCAAAGTAAAATAACGGTTGACATTAAATGAGTTTGGGCTTATAGTCACACTATGTCTGAACGATTTAGTACCTCACTTGAAGCCAGAGACATTATTGTGGACCTGCGTCGGCAGTTGAAACGTTCACGTTATAATCCTGACCTACATAAATTATGTAACAATTTGGGTGAAATGAATTCCCAACTCAGTAGGCTTGAGGTAGAAGCCCGTCAAACTCATAAAGACCACAAAGTTGTTGCATATAAGCAACAGATTGCACAATCTATCGATTATCTCGAAAAAATGATACTAATTCTTAAACTTATGGATTAAAGTGCTTGACTTTAATTCAGTTTGGGCGTACAATACATGTATTGACACTAAGAAATCGGAGTTAAAAATGAAAGCATTGAAAGCATATTTGGACCGTAAGAACGCATACGCTACGATCTTTGGCGCCAAAGCACTTACGTTAGACAGTGCAGTTGATCGTCAGGCTATTGCCGATAGTATCGATTGTGATTTGAGTCCTGAAAATTTGACTTGCGATGGTGAATTGCCCCGCAGTCTTGTTCAAGCCCGTTATAAGGAATTGACTAATGCGGCACGTGAGTTGCAAAAATTAGACCCATCTGTAAAATTTTATGAGTTTGCCTAATTTAAGGCTTGACATTAATTCAAAACCCTGTTATATTACATATATTGTTAAACAAAGGAGCAACTAACAATGTCTCACGTATCTGATAATCTCACAATTACTTCTGTTCAGGCCCGCAAGGCAATTCTGACAGCATTCAAAGCAAAACGACCCGTTTTTCTTTGGGGACCTCCCGGCATCGGTAAGTCGGAAGTCGTAGAAGAAATCACTAACGAACTTAGTGGTGCTATGATTGACTTGCGTATGGCGCAGATGGAACCAACTGATATTCGT